CTTTATTGTGTCGTACTGAATCCGAAACGAAACCTGTTGTGCGAACATTCTTAAAAGAAGCAAACACCAACACAGGTACGGAAGGTGATTGTCCAGCTGATGTTGCCACCAGCGTGTTGAATTCTCTAAGAGCAAGTAAACCTATGGTAGAATTACCGGTGGTTGAATCTGAAGCAGAATCCCACCAATCTACAGGATTAAGCCAAGGAAGGTCCATCTTGACTGAATCTTGTGTTGAAGCTGACATAATTACAGCGTTTGGAACGCCGGATAAAAAATTTGCATGTTGGCCAGCTGAGATTGTTGGAAAACTTACATGGCAAGGTAAAAACCCTGCAATGAGTGCCCCTTGATGAAAGGGGGTAGAGTTGATTTTTAATTCAACTTGAACATCTGCTCGTAGAAAACGATAACGTTTAAGAACGTTGGCAATTGTGGGGTTGGTAAGTAGAAGACCTGGAAAGTTGAGATTTAATCCTCCCCATCCGGGAGTCCACGTTGCAGTTGAGACCTGATAAGTCCTGTTTAATAATTGAAGTGGTGTTGTGTCAGGATAAGGGTCAGAAATTGGACGTGAATTAGCGGGTGTGGAAAGGGTTAAAATATTGGAACTTTCAGCGAATGAAGTGGTTCCAGAAATTCCGGTTTCTACTGGTTGTTGTTGTTCGCCAGTCGGAACGACTGCTGTTTCTGTTGATGTTGATGTGATGCTGAACAGGTTTGTGAATCCATAAATAACCGGCTGTTCGACCGGTGTTGGATAATACGAATTTTAAGTTTTTAGATTAGAGTACTAGTATTCCTTTTCGTATAAAATTTTGCGTGATTTTAAGAATACTGTCCCAACTAGGCTCAAGCACTTAAACGTCCCAGGCGAGGACCAAAAAGCTTGTTGTTTGGATGTTTTACGTCTTCCCAGACGGGATGTTTACCGTCTTCCCAGACAGTTGAATTTACGAATTTAATGGGCATAAAAATGTCAGAAGAGAACAGTCGGGTCCTGTTTTTTCTCCTGAATGCATTTCAATGATTGCTTCGTTAAGTTGTTCATATGTGAAAGGATAATAATATTCATTTCCCAATTCTTTCAAAAAGGGTGCCAAAACTGAATATGCCTCTTCGAATTTATCTTTTCCATGAAATGCCCACTCTGAAAGGGCGGTGTGAATATTTTTGGCAGTTTGTGTTGAAATTGTGCAATCTTTTGGTTTCATAATCCATTGGGTCATGGATTTTAAACTTTCAGGGTTGAGAGGGCCAACCCAAAGATTATTGTGGTTACGGAAACCACGCTGTAAAAATACAGCATTAAGTATATCAATGTATTTGTGAAGATTAGGGCTTTTGTCTGATTCGGTACATTCGTG